CTTTCTCAATGTCTTTTTTCAGGGTAGCATACGCTGAAAAATAACAAGAGTCTGTGTCACCGTATATGACCGCTTTGCCTACGTGGTCATACTCTCCGGTGATAATTTCGTTAACTTTTGATGCCATATGTTTGGCAATTTGTCGACCAGTTAGTGTAGTTGACTGTCCGATCCTGTTATCAAAGAATCTACAGCCTGGATTTAAAATCGCACCATATAGACTGTTTAACAGAATCTTCTTAACTAACTGACGCTTGTCCCAGTATTCTTCTTCAATCTTGTTGCCTGCCTGTATACACTCTTTGAGTTTGGCCTGCATTTCTTTACGTTCTTTGTACCAACGTGCTAATAGTCCGGATATAACACCCTCAGTTTCATAAGTGAATATAGTGCCGTTGGCACTGATCATCCAAGGTTGGTTGCTGTCAAATATAAGATCGTAGGCCTGAGCCGCACTCAGCGTATCCGACCCGCCACCTTCCCAATCGATATTGATTTCACGTCCCACTTCTTTGTTCATCACGGCAGAATATTCAAGACTACCAAATATACCTTCCCAGGCAGATGCAAATGATTTTCCCTTGGCCATTTCTGCTGCAATATAGTCCTTGGTTCCATCTTGTCGCAACTGACCAACAATGGTTTCTGGACCCATATTCAAAGCCCGAATAGCACTAGGATAGAGACTATTAATGTCAAGAGAGCCAATCCACTCATGTATACCTTTCTTTGGATATGCAACGTAAGCCCCAGCAGCCTGTGTGTCTCCGTGCTCTTCCATCTTTTTGCGATTAGGAACTATCATACCTCTGCGGTGAGCTTCGTTAATAATAGCTTGTTCAGTTACTGCCACTGCTCCCATAGTGGTTGCTACTAACACTGTGTTTTCGTGTGCAATGGTATTAGCTAAGTCGATAAATTTTAATTTTCTATCAAGTTTTTCAAGAAGCATGCAGTCATTGATGTTGTATTCGATGAATGTTTTAAAATCATTGTTGTACAATTGATCCAACGTGCCTTCATACTGTGTTTTGCGCTCGCCTAATTCATATTCAGCAATAGCATCTAATCGATAAGTGTGACGTTCTTCGTATGTGTACTTGCGATATAATTCTAGACTATCGATATGAACACGACCAATGAAGTCATAGGTGGTAGCAGTTTTACCAAACTTTTCGTATTCACGTTTCTTAGGTAAACAGTTCCATAGACAAAATCGTTTGGTATCTTCTTTGCTGAGAACTTTAGTAACTCGATTAACAGTATATGGAATATCAAAGCCCTCTGAATTCCAACCACTTAATACATCCGACTCTTGTATTAGATCCAAGAAAGTATTCAACATGTCTGCTTCGTTGTCAAACAGCATAGTGTTAGGAAATTCTGCGACTGCTTTAGTTGCTTCTTCCATGCTCAGTGTCTTGGGAGGAATTGCCAAACACACCATGGTCTGCATCCATTGTAGGTAAACAGCAATTGCAGTGATGGGCATAAATGGATCATCAGGTGATGCATATCCACGTTCCGGATCAAAGTCTACCTCGATGTCGAAAAATGCTACATTCAGTTTAGGAGCATCTTGATTAAGATAGTGATCTTCTAGACATCGATAGATAGGATTAATGTCTGACTCGTAGAGCCGTTTGTTTGAATGTATGGCAAGTTCTTTGCGATGCTCTTTGACATTCTTAGAACTAACTCTACTTAAGGGTTCGCCCTTGATGGATTGGAACTTGCCTTTGGGGTCGTTGTAATAGAATATATGTCTGGCAGGATAATCTTTGAAATGCCTCTGCCCTTTGTCGTCACGCTCAACGACACGTATAATGTCATTGTCGCGATCGTAGTATGCGTCCACGAAACTCATTTGTTCTCCTATGCAATTTACGGCTTGCAAATACCAATGTGCGGTTTATGGCCACGCCTACCATCTATATTATAACTTACTTATCATGTTTATCAGGCCAACTGTATCTATAGTGGTCAACAGGATGTAGTTAGCCAACATCCCAAATGATTTCCTAGTATAAGCAGCCCAACCATACAAAGCACAACCGAGAATCCAGATAGGATATAAAATAAGTAAAGGCGGAGTGGGAACTGTAAGAGCCATGACCAGGCTACACCCAATACTAATAGCCCAAGCAAGCAGCTCGATAATAAAACGGAACTTGTTACTGCGCCAATCATCTCGAATCCAATCAAAAGTTGGTTTTAATAATTCATTCATTCAGGAAGTTTTTTAGTAACACCAAGAATCATTTCAATCTCGTTCCATTCTGCTTCGTGATCTTTCCAGTTGTCTTTGTGTGCAATGCGTATTGCCTTGTTGATCCAACTGGGTTTGATCTGTAATTCTTCTGCAACAGCATTCACTGTTTCTTTGAGACCTTCTTGCAGATCTTCAACTTCACGAAGCACATTAGATCCTTCGTTGATTAATCTTTCCAATTTGGCTTTTTCTTCTGGCCCGTACATTTTTGTCATTTGTTCTCTCCTATACGACTATTATATAGTCATAAAAAAAGCCAGTCAACCTATGACTGGCCTTTTAACACTTTTTGGTTAAATTACTTTTGTGCTTCGCTTAGTACATCGTACATTTCAAATACGCCACCGTTGCGCTCATAAACTAACCCTGCATATAAATCGGCTTTCATGCCTTCGCCTAGTTTGTTTTGAGCTACACGTTCAGCCCATGTAAACAATGCTTTGTCTACAGGATCGATCTGTTGTTGGCCACCGCTTTCTTGTACCAACTGTACCATCTGTTTGAAAGATAATTTTGTTTCTACACTTTCTTTTACAGGACGCTTTTTGCCTTTAGGCATCATTGCGCTTTCAGTTTTCTTACCAAAATATTTGGCCTGCTTGTCGCTCATGCCTTTCTTGCCAGCTGGCTTGTCATCGCCTTTGTCAGCAGCAGCTTTTTTCATTGGCTCTTTCTTGTCGCCGTCTTTGTCAACGTCTAAGAAGTCTGGCTTAGATCCTTCTGCCATCTTTTCTTTCTTGGCCATTTTCTTTTTCTTATCAGCAGCTTCATCTTTTTTGGCTTCCACCATTTTCATGAACTTGCTTTTGAATTCTGGTTCTACACTTTCTTTCTTAGCTTTCTTAGCTTTTTTATCTGCCGGATGATCATCATCGTCGTCTTTTTCTTCACTGCCGCCATAGGCCTTGCTGCTCTTGTGAATCATGCCTGTTTTTGTTTTTTCAACAGTGCCAGTAGCGATGTTTTTCTTATCGCCTACTTTCATGTCGTCCGCTTCTTTAACGTCTTCTTCGGCTTTCTTTTTAGCTTCAGCAACGTAAGTAGTACGGCCGCTTAGAACACGCAGTTGTGCGTCTTCATTCAATTGCACAGACTTAGGTAGCTCTGGTGCTTTTGGGGTATCGATTTTACCGTCGATACTTTCTATTTTGCTGATTAACGATTTGAAGTCCATGTTCACATTCCTAAAAGTGTATTATATATTTATCTTTTTACCAAAGACCCACCAGTTAACAGATTAGTTCCTTTGAGATCTAATGCGTTTTTTGCGGTTCCGTCCTTGTTTTTTGCTGTTTTTCCGGGTTTATTTTTGTATACAGCACCTATAGCTACGTTACCAGCACTGGTAGCGCCTGCTGTTGCTGATTCTAAAATTTCTGATATTTTCATACTGTTATTTATTCTTCTTAGCACGGCCTGCTTTCATGTTAGCCAGCCAGTGCGCCATGCGAGCTTTTTCACCTGATGAATTTTTAGCTGTTTTTCTTAGGCTGCTAACACTGGCTTTGGTATTGACTCCACTGCGTTTAGCAAGTCCTTTACGACCAGGCTTTTTACCATCTGCAAAGTTTTCATGCTCAATGCTCTCACCACCGCCTCCGTCACCACCGCTGCCGCCATCGCCACTGTATCCAGTAGCATACCCGTAACCGCCATACGGCCCTGGGCCATAAGCAGCCCACCGAGGCTTACGCTTGCGGCGTTTTTCTACAACAAATTCACTTGCTCTCATCTAGATTTCCTGGAGGACAACAGAATCTAGGATCACACCAATCATATTGTGGATCATAGTCTTGGCCGATGTAACCAGCATAGGCTAGGCTCATGCTGATGCCATAAATGGCCAAACCTGTGATAAATTTATTACACAGGGCTGTAAGGGTTTTTTGGAGTGTCATAACCGTCGTCCTCTGGATATACTGGGTAATTGTTTGGGTTCATACTGAAAAGCTACTGCCGCAGCCGCAGGTTGATTGTGCATTGGGATTAGTAATAACAAACTGACTGCCCATTGCTTCTTCTTTGTAATCAATAACAGCACCTTGTAGATACTGCATACTCATTGCATCGACAAACACATTGTATTGTTCGTTGATAGGAAATTCAAAATCGTCTTCGTTCTTTGTTTCGTCGAAGGTAAAGCCATAGCTGAAACCACTGCACCCGCCACCTTGTACAAATGTGCGTAATGCCAGCTTGGGATTATTCTCTTCTAGCAATAGATCCATTATTTTAGATTTTGCTGATTCTGTTATCTCGACCATTTTTACTTTCCTACAGGTTTTTCACCAGTTAAGTATGGTTTACTAAACCACAGTTGAAACCATTCATCAGTGCCTGGTTTAATATCGTG